CTTGTAGTACTCGGCCATCTTGCCCAGCGCCGAGGCCAGCGTGCCGTATGTGCCGCCCCATTTCTTTTGCACATCCGAGGCCTCGTAGGGCACGTCACCGTTTGCGTCGAGGAATTGCTTCGACAGCTCGACAGCGACCGCTTCATCAAGTCCGGCCTGCTTGAGGTAGTCGATGATCATCGCGCGCGTCCAGACGAACTGCGACTGCACATTGCCCTTGGCATCCGAGCTGAATCCGTCTTTGTTGCGGTACCCCGAGCCGATGCGCTGCACGCCTTCGCCCAGCTCCTCTGGCTTGTCGCCTTCGCCGGGCCGGCCATACTTTTCCTTGACGCGCTGCTGGTAGGCCGCCAGGGCGGCGTCCGCTTCCTTGACAGCCGATGCAACGCCCTTCCAGTCTCCGGCCATCGAGCCGCCTGCACGTCGGCTTGCATCCGCAGCGCTGCCGATGTTGTCGCGCACCTTGAGGACGCTCTTGCCAGCCTTGTCGACCTCCAGGTCGAAGCCACGGATGGCGGCTTCACTGCGGACCCATGCCGGTGCTATCCCGTTACCGGCCTCGATGGCGGCTTCCGCAGCACGCTTGAAGCCAGCAGACAACTCACGCGCGCTCGCCGTTCCGCTGGTGCGGATGACCTCATATGCTTCTTTTGAGGTAGCCGCCGTTTTCTTGAGACTCTCGTCGGATGTGATGCCCAACTGCTTCATCGCCTCGCGGACATCATCAATACCAGGCTTGATCTTGTTGATCGCGTCCTTGAGCTCATCGGCTTTCACCTTGGCCTGTTCAAGCAGGCCGTCGGCGACCTTGTCACCGAGTACCTTGCGCACCTGCTCAATCTGGGAGCGCACTGCCGACAGTGCCTTTTCTGAGTCTGCGGTGTTGATCGCCTTGGACAGAGACAACGACAACACGCGTCCAACATCCGCCCCCGTCTCTTTCAGACGGTCCAGGTTCTGGATGATCAGATGGGTATCGTTGATCGCACTTTGCGCCGCCTTGCCCATCCCCCCAGAAATCACATCGAAGTCGCCGCCGGCCCTGCGCACCGCTTCGCGCAAGCCCGCATCAATGATTTCCTTCAGGCGGCCAACGCCTTCCCACGTTTTGTCCAACGCACTGCGCGCACGCAGCTCGAAGTCGGACAGATCGATGTCCTTGAGCTGATTCGCCCACTCGTCGCGGAACTGCTTTGCAGTGATCTTTCCTTGCTGCAGCAACCCATCGAGCACCACAGCGGCATCACGTATGCCAGGGGCTGTGCTCAGGTCGAAGTCCTTGCCGATCTTGGAAAGTGCTTCGCTGGTTTTCCCGCCTTGCTCCATCAGGCGATCAAACGCCGTGAGCGCATCCGTAGCTTTGAAGCTGGTTTTTTCCAATGACGCGTTGACGTCTTCCACAGCTTTCTTGGGCTGGTTCGTTGCTGGGGGCGTCTCCAGCATCTTGCGAACTGCTGCATCACCTTCTTCCGCCGCACGCTTGGCGCGAAAGAACTCCTGAGCCAGTTCTGCTACCCCCAAGGCCAGGCCAATGCCCGTCAGCGACCGCAGTATCCTCAATGCAATCGCCATGCGCCCGCCAGCGGCAGCCGCAGCGTCCATCTGCACTGCTGCCGTGGCGCTGGCCACCCCAGCAGCCGTCATGCCGGCGCCGGCAGCACGCGCCCCGGTGGCCACGGCCCACAGCGTTTGCGCGGCATTGACAGCTTTCAGGGCCAGCAGCACCTTGACGCCCAGTTCGATGGCAGGCGCCATCGCCACCAATGCCTGCGTTGCCGTTTCCGCCATGGTGGCCAGTTGCAGGAAGGCATCGGCAATCTCCTTGGCCTTCTTCTGCAGCTCGCCGCTTTCCTTCATCCGTTCGAACTCAACCAGCAGCTCGCGCACCTTGTCGGTCAGCCAGTCGAGCACTCCGGCTTGCGCCACCATGTCAAAGAACTCGGCCAGCGCGTCCTTGGCATTTGCGACCGCACCCGCATAGGTGCGCATCAGCCTGTCGCTGGCACCCTCGTTCATGCGACCCAGCTCGTCGATGAGTTTGCTGATCACGTCGCGGCCCAGCAGTCCGGCCTCGCTCATGCGCTGCAGCTCGGGCACGGTTCGCCCTGTCGCCCGCGCAAGGGCATCCCATACCGGCACGCCGCGTTCGGCCAGCTGGAGGATTTCCTCTCCCTGCAGCTTGGTCTTGGTCCATGCTTGGCCCAGGGCAAGCGTCACGCCCGTCAATTTATCCGTGCCGCCACCCAGGTTAGCAGCGACATCTGCGATGGAGCGCATCTGCGCCTCGGTCGGCTTCATGCCGAAGGAGGTGAGCGTGACAAACGACTCGGTGAGTCCTGCCACATCGAATGGCGTGGAGGCGGCCAACTGCTTGAGCATCCCAAATGCTTGCGTTGCCGACTCGGTGCTGCCCAGCAAGTTGCTCAGGCGCACCTGGAGGTTTTCAAACTGGGACCCCGTCTCGACGACACTCTCTGCCAGTGACTTGAGTTGGCCGAGCCCGACCAGGGCTCCGCCCCAAGCCGCCGCCTTGCGCGCAGCATCGGCCATGGAGGTGCCCGTGTTCTGCGTGGCAGTGCCCAGTTGCTGGGTGGCATCGGTCGTTTTATCGGCCTCAGCGCGCAGTTGCCCTATGCGCTGGGTGAAGGCGGCTACGGCGGCAGCCTTGTCCGCAGGAAGAATGTCCGCCGAGTTGCGGATTTGCGCCAACGCCACCTGCAGTTCGTGCACGGCAGCCTCGGCCTGACGAACACCGCCCATGCCCAGCTTGCGAAACGCCTGCTCCAGGCCTGCAGGTGCCTGCACGCCATCCATGCCGAGCTTGCGCAGATCCTGCTCAAACGCCCGCGCCGCCTGGGCTGCATCTGCCTGGCTTTGCGCAATGCGCCGGGCGCTCTGTGCAGCGCCTTCAAGACCCTGCTGGGCCTGACGTGAGGCTGCGTCCACCTGCTTTTGCGCCTCGCTCAGGCTGGTGGTATCCAAGCCCAGCTGGCGGGCTACCTCGCGCGTCGTCTCCATGGCCCGGCGTTTGTCGCCCAGGGCTGCCGATGCCTTGCCGGCAGACTTGGTGGCACCGTCGTACTCGCGCTGCAGGGCCTTCTCTTCGTCAGCCGCCGTACGCGTAGCTGCCGCAGCTTGCGATTGACCCTCTTTCTGGGCTTGCAGTTGTTGACGCAGCTCGGCAATCGCCGATTGCGCCTGCGCCACTGAAGCCTTGTATTCGGACGTCGCACGTGTGGCTTGGTCGCTGCCGCTGCGCAGTTCGCTCAGGGCCTGCTGCATGCCCTTGATGTCGGCCTGAGCCGCCTGCACCGCTTGGCCCGCCTGGCGTTCGGCCTGTGCCAGCGCCTGGGTTTTTGCTGCAGCGTCAGGAAGAGCGGCAGCCAGCCGGTCCACGTTGGCGCTCGCCTGTTCGAGTTGCTGGCTGCAAGTGCGGCTTTCTGCGCCCAGGCTGCGCAGCGTATCTATGGCCTGCTGCTGCTGCGCCACGTCCTGGAGCTGGCGGGCGACCTCTGCCGCCTGGGCCTTGAGCTCGGCAGCCTCGGCGCTGGCTTCATCCAGGCCACCGGCCAGGCGTGAGAGGTTGTTCAATCCCTCGCTCTTGACGCCAATCGTGTAATCAACGCGCTTGTCCTGCTGGCTCATGATGTGCGGCGCTACGGCCCTCGTCCTCTTCTACAACCCTGTTTTGCCTTTGATGGCTGGCGCGGCCTTCCACCGCGCCAGCCCAATCACGCCATGCTGGTCTTGTAGTAGCGGCTGATGCTCGTGCCCACCTTGGTAGGGTCCATCAGCACCGAGCCCTCGACATCGAGCGCCCCGAAGCCCTTGCTGATCAGGGCCAGGGTCTTGGTGATGCCCTGGCTTGCGCGCCAGATCTCCACGAGCACGGGCTTGCCGCCATCGGCTTCGTTGAGTCCACCAAAAGTCAGCTCCAGCTCAGGCGCCTTGGACGTGAGGGCCTCGATGGCGGCGTAGGCGCCGTAGGTGTAGCTCGCCCACAGCTCGTCGCTGTTGGCGATATCCGTAGCGTCGGGCAGCAGGTAGATACCCTCCGGCCGCACCTCGTAGTTGCCTGCGGCCGTGACGGGAGTGGCCGTGGCCTTGTCAGCACCTTTTTTCAGGGTGACAGCCGTGGGTTGGATGTGCGCCAGGCGCAGCAGGCCGCCGAGGAAGGCGTGGTGAGGCTCATCGACCACGGCAGCGCCTTCGATGGCCTGGGTGGTGCCCAGCACGCTGCGCGCATAGTTGATCACGTTCAGGTCGGCCAGCTTGAGCTTGACCTTGACCTCCTTCACGCGCCGCACTTCTGCATGCGTGCCGCCACCCAGACGCGTCATGTCTTCCTGCGTCTGTACATCCTCGGTGTGCTCCAGGGACAACTCCAGAACGTTGCCGATGGGCATGGGGGCGATGGCCGCGCCGTAGGGGCGGGCATAGACCTGGCCCACATTCATGCTGGGCTTGTAGATTTGCTTGATGATTTCGGCCATTGCGGGCACTCCTATCGGGTGGGTTTGCGAAAGATCGTCTCGACCTGGAAGGCCGATGGGATGTACTGAAAGCCTGCGCTGTACTTGGCAGGTGGCGGTGTGATGAGCTCCAGCGTGCGGCTTGCACCTGGCAGTGCGGCTCCAGCGAGTGCACCCGTGACACGCGCCCCCAGCGTGCCGGCATCGAGCAGCGCGGCTTGGCCAGAGCGGGCATTGGAGACATTGCGCACGGCGGCGACCACGTACCAGCGGTGCAGCAGGCGCCACTGCACCCCCATCGCCTCGGCAACCGAGTAGCCGGCATAGACCACGTGCACGGCCGGCGTGTGCTGCCCAGCCTCCTTCACGTCGGCCAATTCAGCGGCAGTCAGCACATGCACGGCGGGACTCATCCCGGCGACGGCCTGGCGGACCAGGTCCACCAGGGCCGGCTGCAGCGCCAAAAAGTCATTGGCCTGCTCGATGGTCAAACCCTGGTTGCTCATACGAACCCTCGCAGGCTGTCGTCGGTGACCTGGCGCGGGCTGAAGTGGCTGTAGACCTCGGCATCACCTGGTGCGTCGCCCGCGAGCTGTAGGCCCGGCGAGCCGCCCCAGGGGCAGGACAGGACGGCCTTGCCGTCGCCAATGGCCTGCAGCTCGCGCTCGGCCGCCTTGTAGCGCAAATACACCTCATGCTCGGGCGCGAGCTGGTGGTACAGGTAGTAGCGCGCCACGTCGCAGACGATGCGCGTGAGCTGGGGCGGAGGCACCATCTGCACCGCACCGGGCTGGCCCGGTACCGGGGCGGGCTTGGCGCAGCCTGCCAGCGGCAGCCGGTAGACGCGCCCGACGAAGCCATCGGCGAAGGCTTGTGCGTCGTCCAGCGCACGCACGGCTTTCGCCTCCAGCACGGCGACCAGGTCGGGGTCGGTCAGTTGGACCAGCTCGGCCTCGCCGTAGCGGTCGACCATGTCCTGGACAGTGGCGTAGTTCATTGTCGACCAGGTCAGGCGTGGACGTGCTTGCAGATCTGCACTTCGATCAACTGGCCCGCCTGGACAGCGGCACCCAGCGCGACACCGCAGTGCTCCGCCGTGGTGGCGACTTTGGCCCGGCCCGTGGCATCGGAGAGGACACGGTCCCCGAAGGCGATGGGCTCGGCCGCTTCGACCAGGTAGCTGTAGCTGGTGACCACAGAAAGGGCTTCGCCAATCTCCGCACTGGTCTCAGAAACCCCTTGCGAGTCCTTTGCGCCACCGCCTGCAGCGGGATAGCCGCCATCGTAGGCAACGAAGCGATGGGCTTTCAGAATCGCCGTGGCCACGATCGTGACAGCGTGCTGCTTGTCAAATTGGCGGCCTGTGTTGTTTTGCGATGCCATGGCTTTTTTACTCCTGGGCTGGGTTGGACTTCTTGCCACCCTTGGCGGCAGGTGCAGCGGCCTGGCTCGTCTCAGTTGCGGCGGAATCTGTGCCGGCTTGCTGCTGCGCCTGGGCGGTGTCAGCAGCCTGGCCGGCCTGACCAGACCCGGAGGCATCTGCTGTGCCAGCACTGGACTGGCCGTCTACGCCCGCATCGGCCGAGCCTGGAACCGTGGTGGATGCGCGCTCTTCCTGGAAGCGTTGACGCGCTTCTTGGAAGGCTCGCTGCGCCACGGCCTCCTCCTGTTTGCGGGCTTTTTCAGTGGTCGCCTGCGCTGCGGGGTCCATGGCGGCGCCACTGTCCAGCAGTTCCTTTACGTCATGGCGGCTCAGGTCTGGCAGCTCCTCGCCAGGCTCAATGACGGTACGCACCCCGTCCAGCATCACGGCGGTGGCGACCAGTGCAATCAGTTTGCTCATTTCAGGTTCCTTAGGTTGCGTGCTTCGGACGACCCCACGAGCCAACGGGGGCTCGTGGGGCTTGTCCAGGCCATTGCTGGCCTTCTCTCACGGCAGGGTGTTCGGTGGGCTACTTGGCGTTGGTGAAAAGGAAAGCAGCGGCGTTGTAGGCAACGTTGGGCTGGCGTTCATAGGTCGCGCCGTAGATCCAGGACTTGGTGCCGTCCGTGGTGAAGTACGGGGTCTCGGCGAACGGGTGGCCTTCAATCACGTTGGTGAAGCCGAACGCGGGCTCGGCCAGGCTGATGTCAGAGCTGCCGCCCGCGCCGATCTTGGGCACGTAGGCGAGGACAGCGTTGTTGCCCCAGACGTCGCGGCCGGTGTCGGTTTCGTCTATCCAGACCGCATCGCCCACGTTGATCTCGCTGACGTTGAGGATGGTCTTGAGCTGCTCGATGTTGGCGGGGCCGAGGTTGGTGGTGGGCAGGTAGCTCTTGACCTCCTTGTTGGTGCTCAAAGCCGTAAAGGCATCTGCGCCGAGGTCCAGCTGGTTCGGACGTTTGCCGATCTTCTTGCGAATCACATCGGCCGCCGCCCGGATGTCGGTCACCGGGGTGCCCGTTTCCGCGCTCCACTTGGTGGAGCCCGCAAGTGCCAACACATGGCCCGGCGCATAGGTGTCGGGCGAGGTCGCCAGTTGGGCCACTTCGAGCTCGTAGTCCAGGCCCAGAATGTCGTTGGCAGTCGCCATAGCGATGCGGGACACATCCAGGTAGCTGCCAACGTTGAGCCTGCGGCCTTCATCGGCTTCACGCAGCAACTCGCGCGGCATGGGGACGTCCACGGCATATTGCTTGACCGAGTAGACCTTGCCCTCGTATTTGATGTTGACGCGCTTGGTGGGGCCACCAGGCGCGCGGCGCAGGTTGTAGCGACGCAGCCGCTCGTCGCCCAACTGGGCCAGCGTGACGCTGGACAGCGCCTGCGGCAGGCGCGGAAACAGTTTTTCCCCGATGTAGGTGCCCTGGCCCATGCCCAAGAGCAGGTTGGTCAGGATGGGGTTTTGTTTGAGCCGGATCTCGGCAAGGGTCATGGTCATCTGGGCAGTTCCTGGTGATGAGGTGATAGGGGACGCCGCTCAGCTGGTGAACGACGTGGTGACGGCGGTGACCGCTTCGGAGTAGTTCACCTTGTGCTTGCGCATGTACTCTTGCGCGGCCTTGTCGATCTCGGCATCGCTCTTGCCCTTGGCCTGGCCGGCCTGGTCACCCTGACCCGCGTTGCCGCCCGCGAACTCGCCGAAGCTCACGGCGGGTTGGCCGCTGGAGATGAGTCCCTGCAGCCAGGCGGACGGCGAGATCTTGGTGGTCGTGTCGCCCTCGGCGAACTCAACAGGCTTGGCATCGGCCAGCGCCTCCAGCGTGGCAACGGCCATGGCTTTGTCTTTGGGCAGCAGGCGGCCGGCTTTGACCTCCGCTTCGGCGAAGCTCACGAAGTTGGCCTTGCGGTCGGCGCGGGCCTGCTCGGCAAAGGAAGCGGCTTTCGCATTGGCGTCCTTGGCGGCCTGGGCTTGCGCGGCAGCTTCGGCCTCAGCCTTGGTGCGGGCGTCCTGTTCAGCTTTGAGTTTTGCATTGGCTTCGTCCAGTTGGGCTTGCAGTTCTTTGCTCATGTCATCGGGCTCCTGATCAGTGGTGACGGGTTCGGAAAAGCAGACAGCGCGCTCGGCGTCGTCTTCGGAGAAATTGACGTCCTTGAGCCCCTTGACGGCAGGCGGCTGCGCACCGAGCCATGCGACATGGCGCAGGTACCAGATGCCGGGCTTGGGGTTGCTGGGGTCTTGCGGGTGGTAGAACGAGGCGCTGCGTTTTTTCACGCGGCCGGCAGCGGCGATCTCGGCGAACTGGGGCTCGACCTGCTTGTTCTCGGCGATCTGCAGCGAGCCGTCTTTCACGGCCAGGCGGGCGACCCAGCCGTAGGCGGGTGCGTTGTGCTTGGGGTGGCCGACGGTGTGCGGCGCCTCATGGACGGCCGGGTCGTATGCCGCCACGGCAGCGGCCAGGTCTGCTTCGCTGATGTGGTGCACGGTGCCGTCATCGGCCATGCGTGCGCCAGCGCGGAAGATCTCGATGCCCTCAGGCAGCGTAGCGGCGGGAGTGTTGCTGGGGGATGGGGTGGCGGCTTGTGGCATAGCCGCCAATGTCGCGCGAGGCCGTTGCGGCCCCGCATTGAAGCAATTCAGTTTTTCGCTTCAGGTCACTGCGACAGATGTGACCTATGCGTCTTCCAGTGGCAGGCAGCCTTGGGTGCGGGCGAACACCTCCTTTTGCCAAGCCTCGACGATCTGCCGTACGCGACGTTCCGTCAGACCCTCAACGCGTGCGATGGACTGCCAAGGCTGCCCAGCCCGCCAGGCGACCACGATGCGCGCCGCCTTCTCGCCTGCCGCGAACAATGTACCCACATTGATGTAAGGCTGCGCGCCTCCCATGTCTTGGGCAATGCCCTGTGCCAGATCAGCCGCTAATCTGGCGCAGCTTGACAGGCGTTGCGGGCTGCGATCAGGTTGCTGTGCCAGCAGCGTCAGATAGTGACTGCGCGCGAAATCTTGCCACGACTCAGGCCATGCACTCACCAGGGCCTCCAGCGGTGCAATCTGCTCGGACGTGAGGTCCGTCAGGTCCGGGCGCTCAGTCATGCTACGGTCTCGCGGTTCTGCCAGGACTTGAGCGCTTCAATACAGGCGTCCAACTGGGCTGCAGTGCAAAAGCGCAGCGACGACACGCCGACCTGGCGCTCGACCCAGGCATCCAGCGCCTTGCGCCGCGTGTCCTTGACCACGCCATCACGGTGCAGTTGCATCCACAGCGCCCAGACCTTGCGCTCGCGGGGACTCGCCTGGCGCTTGGCCTGGTCGAACTGCTGGCCAGACATCGGGCGGCGGCGAGTGGCGGTGGCCACGCCCATGCGCACGGCCAGGTTGTGCATGTGCTCGCGCACCTGCTGCTGCTGGGCCTCGGACATTGCCTTGGAACTGGTCTTGCCGGTGAGGGTGCACAGCAGAGCCCGATAATCCTCCTCGGTCAGCTGCAGCTTGCCCTTGAGCGTATGGATGGCGGCGATGTGATTGGCGGTCATTGCAGGCTCCAGACTTGGGCGATTGCATCGGTGGGGCGGACGATTGGCGGCAGCGGCTGCTTGGTGCGATTGCCTGTCGGGCGATAGCGGCTCTTGTAGCAAGCCCTGCAACAAAAGCACAGCCCATCTTTCTTGGCGATATCCGGGTAGAAGAACTCCGTATCTGCCGGCCAGCTCTCGTCGCACAGCGGGCAGTGTTTTTCGGCGTCGGATGGCATGTTTGGATTTCCGGCGATCTGAGCGGGGGAGCGCCCTGACAGCGGCATCCCCCTGGATTTTTCTTTTGGAACGATTTGGAAGGCCTCTGCGGGCCTCGCAGGCCTAAAACGGAGCGCTATCGGGATCGGCATCCGCAGGTGCTTGGCGCGGCCCGGTCATCGCGCCAGCTTTTTGCAGCGATGCCGGCAGGACCGGGCCCAACCCCGTCCGCCCCTCTCCGCCCAGCGCGTCGACCAGGTCGGGGATCAGCCGGGACAGCTCGCCCGTTGTGATCGCCACATCGGCATCGAAGCCGCCATCGTCCTGAGACTGGTTCTCGGTCACTGCATCCAGCAAAGTGATCTTGCGCACCTGCAGCTGCTCGGTCAGCACGAAGCTCACTCGGCCATCCCAGGTCAGCGCCAGGCGGGTGGGCAGCTTGCCGTGCTCGATGTGCTGGCGTACCTCGGCGATGTCCAGAGGGTGCCGTCCGTAGCGCACCACGGCCTTGGATTCGTCCGCAGCCTTGAGTTCGCACTCGCGGTCGATGGCGAAGTCGGCAGGGGGCTCCTGCGTGGTCAGCCAATGCGCCATGGCAGCCTGGGGGCTGGTCTGCGTGTCCAGCAGGGCCAGCGCAAAGCCTGTCATGCCCTCCACCAGCGCGCTCACCACCTCGTCGGCGCGCGCCTGGCTGCCGGTGTCTAGCACCAGGATGCGGGCCTTGGGGTCCAGCCAGACCCACATGGCTCCCTGCTTGGTGAAGGCCATGGGCAGCAGGTCCAGCTTGGCCTCGTCCTTGAGCTCCTTCTTTTCCTTCTTGCCGGGCCTGCGGCCTTCGCTCTTCTCGATGGCATCGGCCTTTTCTTCCACGCGGCGGTTGAGCACGCTGGCGGGCAGCACCTTGGCCTCGGTCATGAAGCGCATGACCCATTGCCCGGCCACGGACTCGACCAGTAGACCATGCTCCTCGCCACGCGGCGGCACCCAGCCAGCGCTGCGCTCCTGCGTGGCGCCGCACGCGGCAAACGGACTCTTGGCCAGCGCGGCTTCGAGCGCCTGCAGGTCGGGCATCCAGGACTCCGAGATGCGATAGATGATGGCGTTTTTGATCATGAGCGACCTTCGATTTGCTTGAGTGCCACGCTATCCGCGATACCGTGATTGAGTTCAGCGCTTCGGCCAGCCTTGTGGCCACGCTCGAAGTCGTCGTGCTTGACGTTCTTTCCCGTGGTGCGGTCTTTGAACTTGGCCTTCTCCATTGCCGGATACTGGTGGGCCATATAGCGCGTCACCAGCGCCTGGTCACCTGAGTTACCGGCGAAGGCCTGCAGCAGGGCGCGCACGCCTGAAACCCAGCCCGTGGCATACAGGTCTCCCCGGGCTACCTTGGTCTTCGGTTTGCAGTTCTTAGACTGCAGTCCCATATGCGCGCGGCGGTCCCTGGCGCATTGGCGAGCCAGCACGTCAAAGGCATAGCCGGCGACTTCTGCAGCCATGCCCACACCGACGAAAACGAACTGCCGCTCTTTGCGGTGTGACCCGCTCGGAGCCAAAGTCAGATGCGCGCGGGTGAAGTACTCGCACGCAAACACCTCAGCCACAGCGTGCGCCAAAGCGGCCTCCCATATCACCAACGGCACGCTAGGAGCCTTGCGAGGCGACTCAGACACATCAGCCAAGCTGACCTCTGTCTCCGACAGGCCAAACTGCTCCATGAGCTTTTGAGCCTGGCGCAATGCTGCTGCGGCCTCGTGTGGTTCGGGACTCGCCGCAAGAGCCAGGCACTTCTTGATTTTCAGGAGTGCTTCATCACGCGTCATTTGACCCCCTTGGAGAACACCACGCCATCGCGCGATTTGCATCGCCCCCGCCACTCCAACCACTGCTGCAGGGCACGTAATCCGGCAGCCTGGTCGGATGCCTCGGGCACGCCAGGCACCAGCAACTGGTTGGAGGCAGCGCCTTTCCCGTGGCGGGCGGCGACGGAGATGGCTACTTCCAGCGCGTACTTGGGGCCTCGCGCGATCTCGATTGCCTCTGTACTCGGCAGAGCCTCGCCGAGTTCAATCAAGCCCGATGCCCAGCACCAGGCAACATAAGGCGTGCAGTCGTAGTAGCTCTTGCCGCCGCAGCGCGGGCAGACAGATTCGGTCCCGCCACTGCATTGCTTGGCAAGCCGCTCCGAAAGCCGGTGCGAGTTGCGGCAGCGAGTGCATTTCACAAGGGTGGTGTCTGCCGTCACTGGTTGACCTCCTCAAGCTCCATCTCGTCGTAGCCGCACATGCCCACCGACGCCTCAATGATCAAAATTCCCAGGTCTTTGCATTCAGGCCAGCCCTCGTCGTCTTCCGACAAGACAGAGCGAGTCCAGAAGTCGTCGCCAGCCAGGTTGCTGACCTCGGCACCACCGATACCCATCATGTAGACAATTGCCTTGTGGCCGAACATGCGCACGACGGTGCGCACTACGTCGCCACTCTCTTTCCCAAGCCGCCAGTCGGCATCACTCCAGAACTGGTTGATCTCGGTGGCCAGGGCCGGAGTCAGGATGTCCAGATCTACTTGGAGCGTGACCTGGGCGTACTCGTCCCAGGTGGATGTCACAGTGAAGGTCTTCTTGTTCATACAGCGGCGGGGAATAGTTTCGGGAATGGTTTGTTGTGACATTTGCAGTCCAGGTCAGTGGGTTGTCCTGGAAGCGGGGATGTGGTCAGCGAAGCTCGGCGAAGCCTTCGCGGAGCTCTCCAGCAGCTCGCCTGCAAGCGATCCGGCAAGGAACGCCACATCGGCCACGCCTTCGGGCGGCAGCTGCCGAGAAAAGCCCCTGATCAGCAGGAACAAGCTCGACAGCACCACCGTTGTGCGTCGGGGTTCCTTCTGCAGGGTTTCAAGAAGCTCCTGAATGAGCGCGCATTCCAGCGCGTGGTGCTCCTGCGGCGTCAGGTTCGGTTTCTGGGTGTTGGTGTTGGGCATTGCAGCTACCAGTTGAATCAGCAACGGACGCCCCGGCTAGGGCAAGCCAGGAACGCCAGCGCACCAGGACGGGATGTGCCCATTCGGGGGATGGCAGGAAGGACCATGGGGCCAGGGGTGAACCGCTCGACAGGCATAGGCGCAGACACCAGCTCCAGCGCGGGTGCGGCAGGAGCGGCCGGGGGGCCATCCTTTGCCGGGGAGCGCGAGACCTTGCTCGGGCGCGCATCCAGCTCGGGGAACAGGCCACGCACGCACGGCTTGATGGCGTACAGGACGGGCATGCCGTCGGCCTCCTCGGTCTGTACCCAACCATTGGCGCGCAGGTTGGACAACCGCTTGACCAGGCCACCCGGGGTGTCGGTGGGCACGACCTCGCTCAGCTTCTGGCGGGTCTGCGGGCCGTTCTTGCGCAGGTACGCCACGATGGCGGCGCTCTCCGCACTCATGTTGGATTTGCGGGCCATTTCATTGCTCCTTGCACATGGCGTTGCCCTGTGCGAGACCGTCCAGGAACACGGCGTTGAAATCAGGGGGTGGTGTCTGGCGGGCGACCACGAAGACCAGAGCGCACAGCGCGGCCATCAGGGCGACGGCCAGCCACAGCACCAGGGAAACCAGGGGATGCTTGCGGCGGGCCATCACATGACCTCCCGGCGCGGCACGGCCGACACGGCGCCTTCGAACATGGACAGGCCCATGTCGATGGCAGACCAATCATTGGCAAACAGGCCGTGCATCACGGCGCGCGTGCCATCGCTCAGAGCGATCAGGACCAGGTACTTCTTCATGACGTGCGTTCCTCAGACGGCACGGATGACATCGCGGTCCACGCGGGGCGCGCCCAGCTCGGCGGCTGTGTTGAGCGCGGCGATCATCCAGTTGTTCACGTTCAGGGGGTACAGCAGGCTCTTGAAGCCCGAGCGGTCGCCGGCATTGACCGTCATGCGGCTGCGCAGCTCATCGACGCCATCGGGCGTGATCAGCTCCTCGAGCTTGCGGCCGACGCGCTGCACGCGCACCTGCAGGTAGGCGCCAAGGTCAGCCTCCAGGGGGCGCAGGCGGGCGATTTCCGTGCGCTGCATGACCTCGCGCACATCGTAGCGGCTGAGCTTCTTTTCCAGCTCGGGATGGCCCAGCAGCAGGATGCCCAGCATGGGGCGGCGCCCCATGCGCATCTTCTCGTGCAGGCGCTTGAGGTGGTTGAGCGTGGGCACCGGCAGCGCGTGCGCCTCTTCGATGATGAGCAGGTGCGAGCGGCCCGAGGTCGTGGATTCCTCCAGCATCCGGTACACCTGGCGCGAGCGCTTCTCGGCGCCCAGGGCGACGGTCGCCTGGTGGTCCAGCGTGTAGACGATGGCAGCCTGGATGTCGGCCGACTTCATGCTCTTGCCCCGGTGGTCGTTGTCCTCCATGCCCTCGACCGAGGGTTCGATGCAGACGATGGGCTTGTGCTGGCGGGTGATCTTCTCCTTGAGATCGTCCAGCATGGTGGTCTTGCCCGCACCGGACTCGCCGATGATGGCGACCATGCGCGCGCCGATGGCAGCCTGCCAGGCAGCCTCCTGCACAAAACGGATCTCGCCGTTGGTGAACATCTCCTCGTCGCTGGTGACTTCGCCAGCGAAGGGGTTGACGAACAAACCGAACTTCTTGCGTGCAGATTCAGTCAGGGTTTGCTTCGGCTGTAGCATTGCATCCTCCTCGGGGTTATGCGTGGTTGCTTCTTCGGGGACGGCCTCGGTCGCTCTAACGACCGGGGCCAACTTCTTTGCGGGGGCTGCCAGCGCAGCCTCCACCTGGTCAGGCGTGACACCGCACGCCAGCAGGAAGGCCAGGACCTTCTTGCGGGCTGCCGCAGCGGCACGCGCCGGCCACTTGCCATCGACCACCAGGCGGTGCACGGCCGAGCGGCTGATGCCCGTGCCTCGGGACAGGTGGCCTTGGGTCAGTTCCAGATTGCTCAAGAGCGTGGCCAAGGGGGTCATGTGGTTCACATGGCTCATGCACCACCTCCCACTGCACGCAGGCCACCCATGCGCGGGGTCGGGCTGCCGTCCTGGTCGCTGCCCTGGTGTTCGTCCTGATCGCGGCGCGCGGCCACCAGGCCCTTGATCACGTCCTCGGGCACGCCGGCACTGCCGTATCGCTCGGTCAGCCAGGTGTAGGTGCTGGGGTCGTACAGATCGCCCAGTGCCAGGCGGGCGCGCTTGCAGGCCTCCGCCACCGACACCCGCGCAGCCTCGACCGAGGGGGCTGCAGCTGCGTGCTGCACGCCCGTGCGCTGTAGGAACTGCGGCAGCGTTGCGGCATTGGCCTTGATGTCGGCAAAGGGGTCGAACTGCCCCTGGTAGGGGGCGACCTTGGCCTTGACAGCGTCCTTGACCTCGGCAGGCGTAGCGTCCTGGCCGTTTCGGCCATAGGCTTTGGCAGCGATGCGGGCGCGGCGCTCGTCGGCGGGTGAGGCCGGCAAGGCCCGGTATTCGTCCTTGCCCAGCACCGGGGCGCTGGCGTCGTATCCCATCCAGCCTTCCTCCACTGGCGGCACCTCATGCCAGACGATCTCGCCCGTCTCCAGGTCGGTCACGCCCACGCGCACGGCGGGCGCGGCAAAGGGGTTGACCGCGACCAGCACCTTGTCGCCCGAGGACACACCAGGCACATAGCGCAGGTCGTAGTCGCGGCTGGGCTGCTTTTTCAGTGCAAAGCTCACGCGACGCTCGCCGGTCACCGTGCGCGTTTGCGCCAGGCTCACCGGCAGCTCGCGCATGATCTCCATGGAGGGGGCAATACGCAGGTGCTCGCTGGCGATGGTGCTCCAGGCTGCATAGGGAAACATGCCATGGCGGCTGTGCTTCTTGGTGCCGTTGCGGCTGTGCATCCACAACTCGGCCATCGCGTTCATGCGCGCCACGGTGATCGTGGCAGGGTCGAGAAACCGCAGGCGCGATTCAAAGCCACGCTCCGAGATGTTTTGCGCCACCTCCACCGAGCCCGTGGCCCGGCTGTTGCGGGGCGCATGCATCTGATGGCGAATCTCCATGGCACTGCAGAAATTGCGGAAGGCACCGTTCTTGAATTCCCCGCCCTGGTCGGTGTAGAGCGTGAAGGGCACGCCATGGAACGGCATGGGCGTGCCGGCCGCATCGGTGCGCTGCGTCATGAGCCACATCAGGAAGTCCAGCGCGTTCTCGGCCGTGGCGCCTCCTGTGTAAAAGCGCATCCCGATGGAGCCGCTGGCGTGCTCCACCCCCACAAAACGCACCAGCAGCTGGTCCATGACCTGGACCAGGTTGTCGGGCTTGTTCTTGTAGTGGACGCCGTCGACCTCCAGCAGCTGCAATTCGCCCTTGGGCGTCTTGTAGAGCACGCACACCGAGGCATCGATTTGCCAGACGGCATTGATGTGCTCGGTGCGCATGCGCACGTGCGATATGGGCGCCGCCAGTTGCTCCGGGTGCATCCCCTTGGCGCGCAGCAGCCGGCCCACGTGGCTGGCCGACAGGCAGGCGCTGAGCTTGCCACCGGCATACAGCATCTGGATGGTTTCCTCCAAGGGGATCATCCATTTGCCAGCGCGGCGGTCGAGCAGCATGGTTCCGGCAATGATCTCCAGCTCGGCATCGCTGATGGCCGACTCGCCCGCGTCAGCGCGGCGCTTACGGGGCTTGTTCAGCCTCAGTTGCTGGGCCGCTTTGGAGATCAGCGTTTGCGTGCGCTGCGTGGAGAGGTTGAGCAGCTTGGCTGCGCGCTGCACGATGACAGCGCCCTGACCCCAAGGGGCCTCTGCGCACTCTCGCGCAGCCTGGTTGATGACTTCCGTACGGATAGCGTCCATGGCCCAGCCTCACTGCCCTGCAGATTCGCGCTCGGCCTGGCGCGCGGCCATCGCCTCTATCGCCTCGGCAGACATCCAGACCGGCTTCAGGCGCTCCTCGAAGTTGACGGTAATACCGAACTCGGCGGAGATATCGACCAACTGCTGGCAGAGCATCTCCACCGATTGGCGAGCCATCACCTGCATGGCATCGCGCGCTGCGCCTTCGATGGCTGCGTCGGCCACCTTGAACACCCGGCGGAGGGCGATCAGTGACGCGGCGGAGGCTTCCCGGATCTCGGTTTCCAGGGCTTCTTCTTCCAGGCTACGGGCTTCGCTGCCCTTGCGCGGCTTGAACTTCTTGGTGGTCTGCTCCTCTAGGCGCGTGATCATCTCGGCCTTGGACTCCAGCACGCGGTCCTTGGCCTCAATGGTCTCCTGGGCCTCCTGCACCTGGGCCGTGAGGGCTTCTTTCTCCTTGGCGTGGCGCGCGATGATCTCTTCGGCCAGGTCGACGAACGATTCCTTGTCGCCCGCCTTGGCCGCTTCGACCAGGGCCAGCTTCTGGTCCTCGGGCAGCTTGCGGTACTGCCGCATCTCGCGGTAGCCAATGCCCATGCGTGACATGGATTCGAGGGCTTCTTCGCCAAGGGATTTGAGGTTCCGAAGGTCTTCATCTACCTGCTGGTGAGAACGCCCGAGCAGTCCACAAAACTCCTCCCAAGTGCCTGACATAAACCGCTGACCGTCAGCAGTTTTTTGCCCCTTCAGCGCCTTGTACAGCTTGGTTTCCTTGACGTGCGCAAGCTTGGAAGTGCTGACCGTCAGCGAAAAATTGGCGAAGGCATCGGCCATCTGCGCCTGCCCCAGCAACTGGTTCAGCAGGTCGCGCTCTTCGCTATAGCCAGCCTGGATGGCCTGGAACTGGTCTGCGGCATGGGTTGCGGTTTGCAGCGCGCCTTCGATCACACCTGCGTCGCGCAGGGTCGCTGCGGCTATGGGTTTGCGCCCGGCATTGCTCATGTTGATTCTTCCTATCAATTCAGGGGGTCAGGTGCGGCTGAAGCGCTGCACCACGTCTTGGAGGTTCTGCTCACCGGCGCGGATGGCGGCGGCATGGCGCAGCGATATCTGGACCACGTGGGGACTCAGGCGCCAGCGGTCGCCATCGGGCGTGCGCTCAGCCCAGCCTGCGGTGTGCAGATTTGCCATGTCCCGAGTCACAACGCTGGTGGAACAGCCCATGGAGCGTGAAATCGCGGTAGGGGCCAAACCCTGCAGTTCATGACCGGCAAGCAAATTAATGAGCCGTAGCACGCGCTGCTGAGCGGCATTTGTGTAATCAGTAGACCGGCTCATACAGAAGTGCTCGTGTGACGCGACGCTATTGCCGGCTCGCGCTTGCGGCGCAAGGTAGGCTGCCCAGAGCTCGGCCACATAGCCTCTACCGTCATTCCGGTGACATCAGAGATCTTCTTGGCAATGCGCTCAGATTTCGCATGCCCATTGATCACGTGGGAAACCATGGAACGGGAGACTTCCAACTCTTCGGCTATAGCCGTGGGCGTTGTGCCGCACATACGAATGGCTGCTTTGATCTGTTCGGGGTGCATCGTCTGTTACCCTTTGACTCAACTTGTTTAGGTGACAACAGCAATTTGCTGTGTGGACTCAATTATGGGAAAGAAAACTTTCCCTTGCAAGCAATTTGGGAAAATTTTCATGACCATCGGAGACCGCCTGCGGGAGGAGAGAACCCGCTTAGGGATGAGCCAGCCCGCTTTCGCCGCGCTGGCAGGTACAACGAAGCAGACGCTGTTTTCATGGGAGTCAGGGCGTACAGCGCCAGATGGCTTCCAGTTGGCTGCTCTAGCTGCGCAGGGTGTGGATGTCCTCTACGTGCTAACCGGCAAGCACCAGGAAACCGTTGGGGAGCAACCTGACGACGAGCGCAAGCTGCTCAACGGTTTCCGGCTTTGTGCCCCAGAAGCGCGGCAAAACCTCATCCAGACTGCAGCGCTTTTCGCCGCTGGTCTTGCTCCTCAAACCTCGCCCTCATCAATGCCAGGCAGCATGGTGATGTCCAACTTGGGCAACAACAACGTTCAAGTCGGGCACAGCGCTAACGTGCGCATTAAGAAATCGAAACCATAGGAGACAGGTTGATGCTGGAGGGAGTGTTGGCGCTGCTGGCGAAACTGCTACCACGCCAAAGGATGTCCGAATTGGGCTCGGGCAACATGCAGGTAGGAAGTGCACAAGGCGATGTGGTGAGTAGCGTGACACACCACACGCAGCACATAACCATCATTCAAACTCAAGGGACCGTGCCAGAAGCTGCGCCTCCAATCAGCGCACCCAGCGCTGCGGAGCAGTCGGCGGTGCTACGCCGTATGGGACAACTGCGTGATCGGATAGCAGTCTTGAACTTCATGGAAGACCAGTTCGGCACTCGGATGGTCATACATCTGAAGCCCGAACAGCTGTATCGACTTAACCGATACCTAGACGTCGTTCTGCGAGACCCGCGAAACGTGAAGCATCCACCTAAGACACCTGCCGCGAAATAAATGAAAGAAGAGATTCAATAAATTCTCGATTCCGCATTGACGTCGCTGGTGATTCTGCTGGTTCGCGCCTGAATTTGAAGGCAAGCAGGATTGGTCGCCACATACGAAAAATGACAGTTTGGAGAGTGGACAAAATTGTCCGTTTCCAGGAGGAAATAATGGTAAAGCATGCTGCAATCTTGGTAATTTTGTTGATAGCCGCGCCCGCTTGGGCGGTCAACAAATGCAAAGGGTCTGACGGCAAAGTCATCTTTCAAGATGCACCATGCCTTGGTGAAGGCGCAAAGATTGACGTGCGTCCTGCAAGTGGAGCGGCCGGGGGTACTTCAACTGCCGAGAGTCAAGCGGCACTTGATCGCCTCAAGCAAAGTAACGCACTGTCAGAAGCGATAAGGACTCATAAGCCGATGGTGGGCATGACGGTGGCACAGCTTGAAAAAGCGATGGGGCTGGCAACGAAAGTCAATGCAGACAACTACAACGGGACCACGCGGGAGCAAGTGATTTACGAGCGTCCGAGCGAAACTTGGCTTGTGTACACCCGCAACGGCATCGTGGAGTCGTTCCAGCATCGACCTGGTGCACCAATCGGTATGCCCAATCCGCGCATGTCTGGACCTTGCCCTACCCAACATGAGATCAACAGCGCAATCACGTCGGCCTCAAGCATGACGCTCTCTGACCTGGAGCGAGCCGAGCGCTGGAAAGCGATCAAGGCGATGCAGGCCTGCAAATAGCTAATGCATCGGTGTTGATGCTTATCTCTCGCGCGCCTGCTTAAGCGTCGCGGTCAATCAAACCCTGGGAAATGACATGGCTAAAAACACCGCAGACCAACTTGATCCAGAGGCTCAGCAATACATTGCTTTCAAGCGCTGGCTACGTCAGCCTGGCGGGCTACCGGCGCAGCCTTTGACGAATGACGCAGCAGGAATGTTTGCCTACATCGAGGACGCGCTGTGGGTCGCTTGGAGCGCGGGCTATAGAGAGGGTGCGCGGCTCAATCGCAGCGACGGGGGAATCTCGAATGAAGCGTGACATGGACATCATCCGCCGCATCGTTTTGGCGGCCCGAGACGGAACAACGCCCGTGCGTAGCCTAGACGGTGTGGCCCCCGAGGTATTCGCAGAGCATGTGCGCTTGCTGGACGAAGCCGGATTGGTGGGCGCGGCGATTCAGGTGGTGCAGCAACGAGCCACAGCTGCGCTGGTGTGGCGGCTTACCTGGGCAGGACATGAGTTTGCCGATGCCGTCAGCAATGACACGCTTTGGCACAAGGCCAAGGATTCGGTGATCAAACCAACGGGGTCATGGACCTTCAGCGTCCTGCTCGATTACCTCAAGTCCGAGATCACCAAGGGGTTGCCCGGCTTGCCCTTCTAGCGTGCCCCTGAGTTCCATCGCACAGTTGTAGATGCATATTGCGCCGCACTCGATAAGGCGTCGGCCTGTCTCCGAATCTTCCTGCTGCGCGTTCTCCATGCGTTTTTTTATTTGCTGGTCCCAGCGCTGAAGTAGCACTGCAAGTGCCCGGCGCATATCAGGCGAAACGGGTGCTCGTTCACTCATAGGGGTTTCTGCAGAAATACTGTCGCAGAGCCCGCGCGGTATAGATGAGTCATGCATTGCAATTGGAGCTGTCAGTTCATGGTCCGCCCATGGTGATGTCTCGCTCCCCATCGCAGTAATTGAAGCGTTTCATTGAAAGCGCCTCGCGCGCGCGCGGCACCATGCCGGGCATGAAACTACGCGACTCCATCCCCCTTTGGCTGCGCGCTCCGCGCAATTCTCTTTGGCTGCTTTCTGCGGCGCTGCTATTGGCGTTGATTGCGCTGATCTCACCGCAGCAATTGCCAGTGGCCCTTTACAAGGCATCGCTGATCTCGCTGGCGGCGGTGCTGGGCTATTGGCTCGACAGGGCGCTGTTCCCCTATGCGCGCCCCGATAGCTACCTGGTGCGTGATTGGCGCCTGGGCTCGACCGAGCCCGAAGGCGATGTGGACCATCCCGTGGTGCCTGCCTACACGCGGGTGTTCTCGGCTGCAATGCTGCGCCGCGCCCTGGTCGTTGCGGCCGTGGTGCTGGGCGTGGCCATGGGGCTGTGATGCGCCGGGGCAGCCGAGTTCCTTCCTGGGTGTGGTGGCTGGTTGCGGCTGCATGTCTGGCATCGCTGGTAATGGACCCAGCCCAAGCCCAGATCCCGCCTGCCGCTCAGCAGCATCGGGCATTGCTGACACGCACGGCGCATGCGGTCTGGGGCCTCGATGCCCCCATTGCGGTGTTTGCCGCGCAGGTGCACCAAGAGAGCGGATGGCGGCCCGATGCCGTCTCACGCGTGGGTGCTGCAGGCCTGGCCCAGTTCATGCCCGCCACCTCGCGCTGGATCTCCACGACTGATGCGCAGTTGCGCGACAACCAGCCCTTCAATCCCGCATGGGCGCTGCGCGCATTGGTCCTGTATGACCGCCACCTGTTCCAGCGTGCGCCGGCCCACTATTCGGCACGCGACCGCATGTGGGTGGCTCTGCGGGGCTACAACGGCGGGGAGGGCCACTGGCGCGCAGAGGCGGCAACCACGGGGCTGACCAGGCCGACGCGCGACCAGGTGGATGCGGCATGCGGCAAGGCTCGTCGCGCCGTGCTGCACTGCCACGAGAACCTCGGCTATCCCCACCGCATCCTGGTCGTGCTGCAGCCGCACTATCTGCAATGGGGACCGGGACTATGAACCGGCCAGCGCTTGCTCTTTCCATCGTGCTCGCCGGGCTGCTGCTGACCGCTGCGGCCGGCGTCGTGGGCTATCGACGCGGCCATGTCGCGGGCCTGGCAGCCGAGGCGGCTCGTCAGGATGCAGCCGCTGTGCAGGAGCTCACCGGCCTCATCACATCGCAGCGCGATCTGATCGACCAAGCCAACACCGCCAGCGCAGGCCTGCGCGAGACCATGGCCGCCCGCGTTGTGCAGGACCAGCGTTTTTCCAAGGAGTTTCGTAATGCGCTCAAGCTTTCGGCTGCTGCCCGTGCTGGCTGCCGCTTTGATGATGACAGCGTGCGCCAGCTCGGCGCCGCGCGCGACCGCGCCGCTGCAGCAACCTTCGGCAGTGGTTCCGGCAGCAGCAATGCAGCCATGCCCGGTGCCTCCAATTCTCTCCAGCGGTGAGGCCGACGACGTGGCCGCTGCTCTGATGGACATGTATGGCCTCTACGGGCAGTGCGCCGCGTTGCATGCCGACCTGGTGCGGGTGCTGGAGGGCGGTCGATGAAAGAGGAAATCAGCCTGGGGCTGCAAATCATCGCCGGGGTGCTGCTGCCCGTAGCGACAGCCATCTACACCTGGATCGCCACCCGCGACAAGGACAACACGGTGCACATAAAGGCCGTGGAGGAGGCCATGGGCAAGCAGATGGCGGCGCTGCTCAGCCGCACTGACAAGCTGGAAACCCAGGTGAAGTACATGCCGACGCCGCAGCAGTTGTCCGAGCTGCAGGGCGACATGCAGGCCATGCAGGCGACTCAGGAGGCCATCCAGCGCGACATGACCACCGTGCGCATTTCCCTGAACCGGATTGAAGACTATCTGCTGAAGAAATAGACCATGAACGATTTTGCAACTCATCTGGCCGAGGACCGGCGCCTGGTGATCCTGCGCGTGCTGCTGGAGAGCGCGGGCTACACGGCCAACGAGTACCTGCTGCACTCCATGGTGGAGCGGCTGGGCCATGTGGTCTCGGCCGACCGCATCCAGACGGATCTGGCATGGCTCAAAGAGCAGGGCTTGATTGCCGTGGACGAAGTCGCAGGCGTGCGCATTGCCAAGCTGATGGGCCGTGGCGAGGACACGGCGCGCGGTCGGGTCGAGGTGCCGGGCGTCAAGCGCCCTCGGGCGGGTTGAGCCATGGCGCGCAAGTCCACTGTGGCAATGCAGGACGATGCCATTCTGCAGGAGGTTCATGCTCTCATTCGCAGGGGGCGCACCATCAACGAGATCACCGAGGCGCTGAAGGCGTTGGGTGCCGACGTTTCGCGTTCTGCCACGGCGCGCTATGTGAAGTCCGAGCGCGAGAGCATGAGGCAGATGGTCAAGGCCCAGACCATGGCGCGCGCCTGGGTGGAAGAATTCGGAAAAGAGCCGGACGGCGATGTGGGCCGGCTGCTGCCGCAGATGCTGGAGGCCATTGCGCACCGCACTCTGGACGATATGGCCGAGGCTGAAGCCACCACGCCAAAGGAAGTGCATGTGATGGCGCGGGCGCTCAAAGACCTGAGCGGCACCAAGCGGGAAAACATCAACATGGAGCTGCTCTTGCGCAAGGCGCGTGAGGAGGAGCGGCTACAGCTGCTGGCAGAGCAGAAGGCCGCGTTGGATGCAATGCCCAACAAGGGCGGCGTCACTGCCGACACCAAGGCCAAGATCCGCGAAGCATTGGGGATCGTATGAAGCTCAAGGGCCGAGCCAAGTGCATCCCCCGCGACCGCGAAGCCATTTTCCTGCCGTTTCAGGCGGAATGGATCAAGGATGGCTCCCGCATCAAGCTCATGGAGAAGTCGCGGCAGATCGGCATCAGTTGGTCCACGGCCTATGGTGCGGACGAGCGCGCGGCTGCTCAGGGCGCGCGATTTGACGAATGGGTCAGCAGCCGCGACGACATCCAGGCACGGCTGTTCATTGAAGACTGCAAGCTGTGGGCCGGCATCATGGGAATGGCCGCGCAGGACATGGGCGAAGTCGTGCTCGATGCCGACAAGAAGCTCAGCGCCTATGTGCTGCAGTTCGCCAGCGGCCGACGCATCCACAGCATGTCCAGCAACCCGGATGCCCAGGCTGGCAAGCGAGGCAGCCGCGTTCTGGATGAGTTCGCGCTGCACCGTGAGCAGCGCAAGATGTGGGCCATCGCCTATCCAGGCATCACCTGGGGCGGCAGCATGGAACTGATCAGCACGCACCGGGGCTCGTACAGCTTTTTCAACCAGCTGGTGCGCGAGGCCCGCCACGGCGGCAATCCCAAGAAAATCAGCCTGCACCGGGTCACCCTGCAGGATGCGCTGGACCAAGGCTTTCTCTTCAAGCTGCAGCAGGCCTTGCCCGCCGATGCCGAGCAGCAGGACATGGACGAGGCCGAGTACTTCGACTTCACCAAGTCAGGCGCAGCAGATGCGGAATCGTTCGACCAGGAGTACATGTGCATCCCGGCTGACGACGACGCCAAGTTTCTGGAGTACGGGCTGATCACGGCGTGTGAGTACCCGGGTGGTACCGACTGGCGACGCGGCCTGCAGGGGCCGTTCCAGGGCCGTTTGTTCGCTGGCGTGGACATTGGCCGCAAGAAGGACTTGACCGTGCTGTGGGTGGTCGAGCAGCTGGGCGACGTGTTCTACACGCGGCACGTCGAGGTCATGGAGAAGATGCGCAAGAGCGACCAGGAAAAGATTCTTTGGCCCTGGTTCGAGATCTGCGACCGCATCTGCATCGACTCCACGGGCCTGGGCATCGGATGGACCGACGATGCACAGGATAAGTTCGGCGAGCACCGCGTCGAAGGGGTGAGCTTCACCGGCCAGGTCAAGGAAGCCTTGGCCTACCCGCTCAAGGGCGCCATGGAGGATCGCAAGATCCGCATCCCCGAAGACCCGAAGATCCGCGCCGACCTGCGCAAGATCCAGAAGACCACCACTGCGGCCGGGAACATTCGCTTTGTCGCAGATGGCGACGACAGCACCAAGGTCAACGGCCACGCCGACCGCTTTTGGGCGCTCGCGCTGGCCCTGCACGCGGGCAGCAATCCATCCGCCCCCATCGAATTCATGAGCGGCGGCCCGCGTGATGGCAGCCAGCCGCTGGGAGATTTCATCTATGGCTAGAAACCGCCGCAACCGGCAATCAACCTCGGTCCAGCCCTTGGCCACAGTGCCGGCCGCAGAGCTCAATACCGAGTTCGCCAACCGCCTGCGCGACCCCTTCGAGCAGAACTACATGGGGGTGTTGTGCACCAATGACCCTCTGCTGCTGGAGCGGGGCAATGGCGGTGTCGAGCTGTACCGCGACCTGCGCCGCGACGGCAAAGTGTTCTCCGGTCTGCAAAAACGCCAGTTGTCCTTGATCGGCAAGGCCTGGCAGGTGGAGCCGCGCGTCAAGGACAACGCCAAAGCCACTCAGGACGCCGAGACCCTCACCACCATCCTCAAGGGCTTTGCCTTTGACAAGCTGTGTGCGGATCTCCTCGAGGCGCTGCTGGCTGGGCACGCCATCGCCGAGATCATCTGGACCATCCGCGACGACCTGGTCGTGCCCGCGCGTGTCGTCAAGCGCGCCCAGCGGCGCTTTGTCTATGTCCAGGACGACGAGCACAGCCCACCCCGGCTGCAACTGCTCACGCGCGAGAACATGCTGACTGGCTTGCCCGTCCCTGAGCGCAAGTTCATCGTCCACCGCGTCAACCCCGAGGACGACAACCCCTACGGCACTGGCCTGGGCCTGCAGCTCTTCTGGCCCGTGTTCTTCAAGCGCAAGGGTATCGTCGCCTGGAACAAGCTGTGCGACCGCTTCGGCTCGCCCACGCCGCATGGCAAGTACCCTCGCCAGGCCAGCCCGAAGGAAAAGGGCACGCTGGCCGACGCGCTGCGAGCCATGAGCAACGACGGGTATCTGATGACGCCCGAAGGCATGGAGATCGCGCTGCTGGAAAGCAAGCTCAGCGGCAACGTGACCACGCAGCAGCAGCTGTGCGAGTACATGGACGACTGGATCAGCGAGGTGCTGACGGGCCAGGAGCCCGCGCGCTCGGGTGGAGGTGCGCTCGCTGCGGCCAGCAAGGAGCGCCAGAACGTGCGCCAGGACTTGACCCAGGCCGACAGCGATCTGCTGTCCGAAACGCTCAATGAAACGCTCATCGCCTGGATCTGCGAGTACAACGGCTTGGAGCCCTGCCAGGTGTCCCGCCAGATCAAGGAAGAGGAAGACACCAAGGCCCAGGCCGAAGCCGACAAGATCGTCTCCGACATGGGCTTCGAGCTGGACGAGAACACGGTCAGGGCCAAGTACGGCGAAGGCTGGAGCAAAAAGGCAGCCAGCCCACCTCCCATCAGTACGCCTGCAGCCAACATCCCGCCAGGCAATGGCCTGCCGCCCATGGCACCGAGCAACTTTGCGGAGCCGACAGCAAAACCGAACGCACCCGATGCGCTCGACGCGCTGATCGACCAGGAGCAGGCGCAGTGGCAGCCAGTCATGGACCCGCTGGTCGCGCCCCTGCGTGCGTTGCTTGCCGACGCCGCCGCCCGAGGCCAGACGGCGGGTGAGCTGCTGGCCCGGCTGCCCGAGGTTCTGGCAGCAATGGACGCCGATCCGATGGCCGCTTCATTGACACGCGTGGCGTTTGCAGCCCGGTTGGCTGCAGATGCTGGCATTCCAAATGAGTAAGCCATGAGCGCAGCCAGCGATTTTGCAGAACTCCACAAGCTCACGCCGGCCGAGGCGGTGGCCTGGCTACAAGGCCGGGGCAAGTTGGCCCGCTCGTACGCCTGGCAGGACGTCTGGGAGGATGAGCACAGCGTGCAGTTCACCATCAGCCGCTTGGCTCGGCTGGATCTCCTGCAGGGGGTCTACGACGCCATTGTCGAGTCGGTGCAAGGCAATCTGAGCCGCCGAGACTTCATGCGCGACGTTGAAGAATTGCTCACACGCGCGGGCTGGTGGGGTATCAAGGCCGTGAAAGACCCGCTCGACGGGGAAATCAAGCGCACCCGTTTCGATCCGGCCCGCCTGAAGCTGATCTACGACACAAACACGCGCCAAGCCTATGCCACAGGGTTATGGGAGCGCATGGAGCGGTCCAAGCGCACCCATCCCTATGTGCGGTACATCACGCGCCGCGACGAGCGCGTGCGGGCCAGCCACCGGGCCTGGGACAACCTGGTGCTGCCCGTTGATGATCCATTCTGGCGCACCCACTGGCCGCCCAACGGGTGGCGCTGCCGCTGCCGGGTGATGTCCATGAGCCAGCGCGACTACGACAAGGGCTACACCCTGGAGAGGCCCGGTGCCGAATACGACTCGGACGCCCCAGCGGTGCGCAAGCCGCTCAACAAGCAGGCCCCCGAGGTCCGTATGCACGAGTACGTCAACCCCCGTTCCGGCGAAGTGCAGGAAGTGCCGCTGGGGATCGATCCCGGGTTTGCCTACAACCCCGGCCAGGCGCGCAAGCAGGCGCTGCAGGGCCAGGTCGACGCCAAGCTGCGGGCAGCATCTCCCGATCTGGCCTCGGCCGCCCGGCGCGCCGGCCTGGGCAAGGAGTAGCAATGCTGGACGTTCGCATTGATGACCGGGCTTTTGTGGACTATCTGGCGCAGGTCCGGCAGCGGCTCAGTGACCTGACGCCGGTGATGCAGGGCATCGGCATGGAGATGGAGGGGCGCATCAGCGCAAGATTCGAGAGCCGCACGGACCCATGGGGCAATAGCTGGGCGCCGTGGGAGCCGGCTACCCGTGAGTCATACCCGGAGGATGGCAATCGGCGCCTGCTCGACCGCTACGGCGATATGCTGGCGAGCCTGAACCATTCAGCCGATGCAAACAGTGTGCGGGTCGGATTTGGGGACCCTGTCGCCGTCTACCATGAGTGGGGCACGAAGCACATGGCGCGGCGGGGCATGGTGTTCGGTGAACCTGATGCGGGCACGTTGGCCGATGAGGATGCGCAGGCGGTGCTGGACATCATTTCGGTGTGGCTGGACCAAGCCTGA